AAAGTCTCCAGCTGTTGAAGTCTTATCACCACCAAAGTCCAGAACTGCTACTGCTGCATTTGGAACCGCACCAGAAATACCGTTAGCTGATGGCGTATTGTTGTAGATAAGAGCGCCACGGGCTGTAACTGTTACATTGGAAAATGTAAGGTCAGTAAAGTCTGTAAAGCCAGTACCCGCAGTTACACTAGTCTCTGTTTTAGCCACACCTGTGTTAACAAGATTAGCTCCACCAGCAGTGTATCCAGTACCTGATACTTCGTTAGTAGCAGAGTATGCTGTAGTGTTCGCGTTAATTGTGGCTGAAGACGTATAAAGCGCTAACTTAAATGTATCTCCAGTTCCGTTACGAAAATCGTGTACAGCCAGCATAAGCTCAGCTTTAAAGGAAGTACACATTGCTTGTGAAATTGCCATAATTGGCTCCTTATGAATCTATAATTGATATGAGTTCTGAGTAACCTGCATTAGTGAGCTTGTTAGCCAGAGTTACGTTGTGTGACTTTACAGCTTCCTTTAAGTAAAATATTAAAACTTGCTTAATTTGTGCTCTAAAGGCTTCTGCTTGGTCTCTAATAGCCGGATGAGATTGTGATCCCACCGAAATAATTTTATCTAGTGCTCGTTCTGCTATTTCTTCAGGTGTAAACCCTCGACCACTTGTAGTAGCTACTGTAATACCATCTCCACCTAGTAAAAAAGAAAGTTCTTCGGTTTGCATATTATTTAACTGGGTACCTTACTTGTGGGGTTCTATACATATCTTGACGATTCTTAGCATCACCAAGCATTTTAATTAGTCCTAACGCTTCATCATACCGTTTCTGATAATTAGCAATTTCGTCTGGTTCTGCTTTCATAAACGTAGCAGCTTCCATCAAAGACCCATACAAAAGTACAGAATCAAAATCATCTCCTAAATAAGATGTCCCCGCGTCTACAATAGACTGCGGGTAATAAAAGTAATGTAACTCCATTGAGTAATTACTATTTGGTGTAGGCCCAAGAATAAAAGCAGTTTGGTCAAAAATAGCGTAGTGCGTAGGAACACCCGTTGCTGTAGGGTCTGGAAAAGACTCACGTATAAAGTTAACGTCTTTATTTAAAAGAAACGTCTGACTACCATCAGCAGCAATAACTGCTAACGAAAATGTAGATAACCAATCTGACGGTATACCTAAATATTTATTAGACGCGGTTAACGTACCTGTAACGTTCTTACGTAAATCAGGCAGCTGAACAACATTAAAAACTCGTTGCTCAGCCTGACGTATAAACGTATCAATCTGCTCTTTGCCAGTGAAAGTAGTAGCGGCGGCAGAAGTATCGTTTACAGACGTACTAGGAAACGTGTTCTCAGTATACCCTTGAATAGTTTCAAATAAAGTAGCGTAATTCATTTAGCCCATCTTTTTGCTATGACCAGTTCCTTTAGTAGCCGCACCAGTACCACGAGTTTTTTGTGTCTGAGTATTTGCTACCTTGTTTGGGTACCCGTCTACATTTGGTACAGGTACTTCTTTTGGTTGCCTAAATTTTCCTGTATCTTCCATATCAGTTCCTTAACTAGTTGTTATTGTTACTACACCTATTTGCCCATCACTTACTAAATCATCTTCGAGACCACTAAGTTCTAGTGGGTTGTCAAGTCCTACTGGATTCCAACCCCATTGTATATCTCTAGACTGTTCATAGCTATTATCCGGCCTAGGATTACGTAATGCTTGTGGATCATCTACAGGGTACATACCCAGTTGATTTTGTGGTTGATCCGGCTCCCAACAAGTAGGACACACCAGAATATTAACATTTTTGGTTTTTATCGTTAGCTCTTTTAACTGTTTGAGCTTATATTGAAAACCGCAACGATCACATTCTGCTATCGCATTTTTGCCAGAAGCAAATTTATTAGCCATGTAACTTTAGTAAAACATCTGCCGAGGAGCTAAACGCAAAGAGGCTTTCTCTCTATCCTCAGTTGAAGCGAAGTTCCATTGTTCTTCATACGCCATTTTTAACATCTCAGTTCTATTTAGCGCCTCTGGTAATTTTAAAGACAGATAATACGCTAACCCTGCAACCATGCAAGGGAGGAACCTAAACGGTATATCCTCAGTATTAACCCCGTTACCAGCATCTTGTATGCGTCTAAGCCTCCAATAAGTAAAAGTATAAGTATCGTTATTGGGTACAGGCCAAACGTTTATAGTGGGGTATGCTATCCCAGTTGTAGGTTCTGTCGCACCAGACTGTCGGTCTATCCACACTTGAATCGGTCTACCTTGAGAGTTCTTGTTAGGTATAGATGCGTATGTAGAAGAACTAATCCGTGTGATGTTTATATCGTTTTGATTCGTGCCAGTACCCGTTCGGATGACGCTATCTAGCAGATCAATAGTATCGATAGGAAGATTATAAGTACCAGTGCCTTGCGTAAGTGCGATGCTACCTTGATCGATCGTCCATAAATTAATGCCACGATTAGCCCATTCTATAGTTAGTAAGTTTAAAGATCTACGAGCGGTACGCATTTCATATCCCGTACGCAACTCCGCACCACAACGCTCAAACGCCTCTTCTACTAGGTTATTAAGGTCGAGGTTAAATGTACTTGTACCTGTTGTAGTCATAGAGTATCTACTTTAAAAATGTGGCTATAACTAAGCCAATAATAGCGATGGTGGAAGTCATATTTGTTGCTTCCATGCGAAACATTCGTTTATCTAACGCTTTTAATTTATCTAGAACAGAAGCATATCTAGCAGCACATTCTTTTTCATGCCCGTCAAGCTGTGCTTGTGTCTGCGTTACTACTGGGACAGTAATTTTACGTTTAGCTGGAGCTTTACGAACTTTAGGCTTAGCTTTAGCTTTAGTTTTAATACCAGGCGTAGTTGCCATTATGTTACCTTCCTGTATTTTTTTACTTTTTTAGCCACTTTCTTAGGCTGTTTAGCAACTTGTTTGCCGGAGGCTTTAGCTTTACGCTTAGCCTTTGTAGTAGCCGCATACTCTTTATCCGATAATGCTTTTATTGCTTTCTCTGGAAGGTACCGCTCTCCAGTTGCTTTTGCGCCTTGGGTTGATGGCTTACCACTTTTAGTACGCCATTTTTGTTTCGTCCAAGACTTAAGACTTTTCTGTGACTTTTTAAGGGCCATTACGACTTATAGCCCCCACCAGCTTCTTTGTATCTTTTAGCGAGCATCTGAGCTTTTCGAGCACTCCATTGCCCTGGAGCACCACCTTTACCACCTGCTTTAATACTATTAAAGATACGCTTACGTAATCCTGGTTTAGTGTAGTTGCCAGCTTCGTTGACTTTAGACTTAGATTTAGCCTTAGGTTGCCCACCTGAAGCCATCTTTTTAATCTTACCCATTCCACGACAAGGCATCATACGACTAAACCATCCTTCCTCTGGTCTTACCTTTTACTGCGCAACCATCGGCACGTCTAGAGCATTGGCTTTTAGAAACTTTTGTATTCTTCTTTTTCTTTTTCGGTTTTATATACTTACCAGAAGAGGCTTTATGAACTGCACCTTTCATCATGCTGCCATCTGGCATTTTGTGCATAGCGCCGCCTTTGCTCATTTTTTTAGGAGCTATTCTGGCTTGTCCTTCTTGAAGTGCGTTTTGAGCTTGACCTTTTTTAACCATGTCTACTACACCACTATTCATAGGCGTTGCGACCGCTTTTTTCTTTTCCATGCCCAACATTTTAGCTACTGGGCCAGACTTGTTAATGACACTAGCTGCTGGACTTACAACGTTTAATGCTTTTTTTAAGATACCCATATCAAACCATCCTTCCTTTAGTCTTACCTCTAACTGCGCAACCATCTCCTCTACGTCTTACTACTTTTGTGGTTTTCTTTTTCTTTTTAACCATCTTACCATCAGCCATTTTCTTGACTTTGCCGCCGTAAGACATTTTACCTACACCATCAGCAGCAAACGTGGGAACCATTTTCCCATCTTTTTTTACCATAGGCATGCCACCTTTAGCCATCTTCATAGCTTTACCACCGTATGCCATCTTCTTTACTGAGCCACCTTTAGCGTTCGTAGGCAAATCCACACCGCCATAATCCTCTATATTTTTTTTATCGTCTTTCTCAACTATTGTAGCCATTTTTCGGCCTTGAGCCTCGCCTGGCCCACCGCCCTCATACATTCCAGCTTTTGACTCCTTTCTAATTTTTTCTTTTGCTTTTCGTGCTCTTTCATCTCTTTCAAATATTCTTTTTTCTTCCTTGGTCATAGCCATATCAATCCTCGTTACGTTTAGCCACTAAATGGCATGTTGAAATAAAATAATTTTGGTCGT